CGGCCCGGCCTTGGGGCAACCGCTAGCCCTGCTTCCCCGGCGGGCCTGACTTCCAACGGCCTCGCCCGCCGGGGCTCCCATCCAACGCTCTGTCAAGAGCATCGCACGAGGACCGTGACGATGAACGCTACCGCCTTGTCTGGCAACCAGCCAGCCAACGAGACTCACTACGACGGCCAAGCCGCTGATCTCGGCTTCTGCGAAGACCTGATCAGCCGCATCGAAGAAGCCGAGGCCGCGTTCCGGCGTGGCAACCGCCCGGCCGGTGTCGCCGCCCTGGCCGCCGTCGACCGCATGCTGGCCGTCGCCGTGAAGCGGGTGGCCCATGGGTGAGCCCGTCTCCGATCTCCCGGCCATGAACGCCGCCGGCGATCGCTGGATCGAGGAGGCCAAGGCGCACGCGGACGGCCCGTTCCACCTGCGGCGCCGATCGCTGTGGCTGGACGACATGCTCAAGAAGCTGGCCGCCGCCATCGACCGCGACATGGAGCCCCCGCCTCCACTGCGCGGCGTGACCGTGCCCGACATTCACAGCGCACAGGCCCGCCTGCTGGTGGCCGCGCGCGACATTGAGGAGGGCGCCCGTGGCTGATCTCCCCGAGATTGTCCCGCTCACCACGTCCGCCATCTGGTCGGGGTGGGAACGCGAACAGGACCGCAGCCGCCGCACCTACGTCGGCGCCTCCGTCCTGGGCGACGAGTGCGAGCGCAAGCTCTGGTACTCGTTCCGCTGGGCGCACGAGCCCGAGGTGTTCGACGGTCGCAAGCTGCGGCTGTTCAACACCGGCCACGTCGAGGAGGACCGGCTGATCGCCGACCTGCGCCGGGCCGGGATCGACGTGCTGGACCGTGACCCGCAGACCGGCGGCCAACTGGCCGTGACGTTCGCATGGGGCCACGGCGGCGGGCACATGGACGGCGTCGCCTACGGCGTGCCCGAGGCGCCCAAGACCGACCACGTCCTCGAGGCCAAGACGCATAATCACAAGAGCTTCACCGCGCTCAAGCGGCTGGGCGTCGCCGGCCACAAGCCCGTCCACATGGCGCAGATGCAGGTCTACATGCACCTGCGCGGCACGACCCGCGCGCTGTACCTGGCCGTCAACAAGAACGACGACGAGATCTACAGCGAGCGCGTCGAGTACGACCCGGCGCTGTCCCTGTCGCTCATGGTCAAGGCCGAGCGGATCATCGCCTCGCCCGTGCCGCCGACCAAGGCGCACGAGGACCCCGAGTCCAAGATGGCCTGGCTGTGCCAGTTCTGCCCGGCCCTGTCGCTCTGCCACCTGGGCGCCATGCCGCTGCGGTCCTGCCGCACCTGCCTGCACGCAACGCCCGAGCAGGATGGCGACGGCCGCTGGTCCTGCGACCGCCACAAGCGCGACCTGTCCCGCGAGGACCAGGAAGCCGGCTGTCCCAACCACCTGTTCATCCCCGCCCTCATCCCCGGCGAGCAGGTCGACGCCGACGAGGCGGGCGAGTGGGTCAGCTACCGCATGGCCGACGGCTCCGTCTGGCGGGATGGGGGTGGGGCGTGAGGCCGGGGAACGACCGCCGCGGCGCCGACTGGACGCGCTACGAGTTGATGCTGGTCCACGAGCGGGCCGCGCACGGGCGCGACAACCGCGCGATCGCCAGTTTCACAAACCGGACAGCGCAGGAAATTGACCTCGCCCTGTGGGCGGTATTGGGCCGTCGTCCGATGCGCGAGGCACTGGCGGAATTGAACGGGAGGGCGGTATGAGGCTGACCCTTCCCACAACCCGCGCAGAAGCATTTGCGTCCGGCGCTGATCGCTACTTCACGGGCCTGCCTTGCAAGCACGGACACGTCGCGGAGCGGTATGTGTCCGGGTCGTGCGTCGCCTGCCGCGAGGGGTACTATAGGAGCCGGGCCCCGCACATTGTAGCGGCGGCACGGCGGCACCGGAGAGAGAACCGCGAGGCCATCGGCGAGCGGCGGCGGGCGCACTACGCGGCCACCAAGGCGCGGCGCGGCCCGCTTCGGATAGCCTACTTCAAACTGCATTGGTTCGCCGCCAGGGCGCAGAACCTTCGCGGCACCGGCCACGCTACCGCACGCGACCTGGGCGCCATGTGGAAGCGCCAGCGCGGGCGGTGCGCCCTGACAGGGAGGCGCCTCGATCGCACCGCCGAGATTGACCACATCATCCCTCGCGCCCTGGGCGGGCGGGACACTCCGGCCAACCTTCGATGGGTCGTGAAGTCGGCCAACCGGGCGAAGCGAGACCTTCTCGACGAGGACTTCATTGCGCTCTGTCGCGATGTGATCGCGGTGGCCGACCGATGATCCAGCTTCGACCATACCAGCGTGAAGGCGTGGACGCACTCTACGCCTACTGGGCGAGCGGTGGCGGCAACCCCCTGCTCGTGTACCCGACCGGGGCCGGCAAGAGCCTGGTCGCCGCCACCATCATCAAGGAGTTGACCGAGCAGTATCCCGGCCTGCGGATCGCCTGCATCACTCACAGCCGGGAATTGATCCTCCAAAATTTTCAGGAACTGCTGCGCCTCTGGCCGGCCGCTCCGGCTGGCGTCTACAGCGCCGGGCTCAATCGCCGCGACACACGCACGCCCATCCTGTTCTGCGGAATCCAATCGGTCTGGAACAAGACAGCCGAGATCGGCGCCTTCGACGTCATCCTGATCGACGAGGCGCACCTGATCTCGCGGGACTCGTCGACGCGCTATGGCCAGTTTCTGAGCGACCAGCGCGACGCCCGGCCTGACTGCCGCCTCGTCGGCCTGACCGCTACACCGTACCGGCTCGACTCCGGCCGGCTGGACGATGGCAGCGGGGCGCTGTTCGACCGGGTCATCTACGAGGCCGGCGTTGGGGACCTGATCGACGCCGGATACCTGTCGCCGTTGATCTCGAAGCGGATGGCCGCCGAGGTCAGCGTCGCAGGGCTTGCGAAGCGGGGCGGGGACTTCGTCGCCGGCGCCCTCGAGGGCGCGGCCATGGGCGTGGTCGTCGCCGCGGTCGAGGAGCTTGTCAGGTACGGCGCCGACCGTCGCGCCTGGATCGTCTTCTCGGCTGGCGTGAAGCACAGCTTGGAGATCCGCGACGAGATCAGGAAGCACGGGTACTCGTGCGAAGCGATCAGCGGCGACACGCCAGCCGGCCACCGCGACGCGATGATCGGCGAGTTTCGGGCCGGGCGACTGCGGTGCCTGACTTCCGTGGGCGTGCTGTCCACCGGGTTCAATGTTCCGCACGTCGACCTTGTCGGCCTGATGCGCCCAACGCTGAGCACGGGGCTGTTCGTCCAACAGGTCGGCCGCGGATTCAGAACCGCCCCTGGCAAGGCCGACTGCCTGATCCTCGACTTCGCCGGCAACTGCCGCCGCCACGGGCCCGTCGACGCCATCGAGATCGAGAGCAAGCGCAAGAAGGCGCCGGCGGAGGAGGGCGCGGTCAAGCCGGAGACGGTGCGGGCCAAGGAGTGCCCCAACTGCCAGTCCATGGCGGGCCTGTCGGCGACTGTGCAAGGTGTGCGGGCACGAATGGCCGGCCCTGGCCGAGCACGAGGCCGAGGCGGACGACGCGCCGATCCTGAGCCGCGAGGTGAAGGCGGAGTCGAACGATCACCCTGTCGTGGGCTGGACGCCGCGCCGGCACGAGAAGTTCGCCGCGCCGCCGTCGCTCCGGGTCGAGTACCTGGCCGGGCTGCTGTCCGTGTCGGAGTGGGTGGCGCTCGAGCATGGGGGCTACCCGCGGCAGAAGGCGGGCGAGTGGTGGCGCCGACACGGCGGCAACCTACCCGTGCCCGCGACCGTCGACGACGCCATCGTGCGTTTCGGCGAACTGACCCGTCCGTCTCACATCATCACCCGCAAGAACGGCAAGTGGCACGAGATCACCGGCCGCCGGTTCGGCGCGGCCCAGCAGGAGGAAGCGGCGTGACCCCGGCGCGAGAACACGAACTGCTCGAGCGCATCGACCAGTTGAAGCACGACAACTGGCTGCTCGAACGCGAGCTCGGCGCGGTCAAGGAGGCGGACAAGGTGCGCCGGTTCCGCGACGCCCTCGCCCTGACACCCAGCGCGGCCACGGTGCTGACGTCCCTGCACGCCCTGCGCGGCAAGACGCTCAGTCGCGAGCGGATTCTGGCCATGCTGTACCCGAACGGTGACGAACCGGAAGCCGCCAAGGTGCTGGACGTGTTCGTCTGGAGCATCCGCAAGGCGATCGGCAAGGACGGCGTCGGCGTCACCTGGGGCGTCGGCTGGTTCCTGACCGAGTCCGGGCTGGCCGAGTGCGATCGCATCGCCGCGCTTGCGCACGTCCCGCCACGCACGACCGCGCGCCACGGCCGCAGGGAGGTGCGCGCATGAGCAACCAGCACACCGCCGGCTGGACCGACGAGAGGGTGGAGGCGCTGCGCAAGCTGTGGGCAGACGGCAAGAGCGCCGCTCAAGTGGCCTCGGCCATCGGCGGCGGCGTCACCCGCTGCGCGGTCATCGGCAAGATCCACCGCATCGGCATCGCCAACCGCAGCTTCGCGGCCACCCCCGAGAACGCCCCGCCGCCGCGCCCGCGCCGATCCGCCTTCGCCCTGGCCGAGTTCGACCCCGTGATCGCCCGAGTCGTGGCCTCATGGACGGACGAGATCAGCAAGATGAACACAAGCAACGAACAAGATGGGGCGCAAGATGACTGAGGCCACGCCAGTATTCAAACTCGACGCCGCGTGCGTCCGCGCCGGCGGAGATCGCGGCGGCGCCTACCTCGACGCCATCGGCATCACCGATCTGGCCAAGCTGAACCCCGCCCAGTGGGAGAAGTTCTGCGGCCTGGTCGTGGCCGGCGCCTTCCACAAGGCCATGGACGGCTGGATCGACACCATCGGCTGCAACACCAGCGACGAGGCGCCGTTCTGATGACTCGCGACTGGACCCCTTCCGATGCCGCTGACGCGGCTGACGACAAGCGCGCCCGCGAATGGTGGCGCATGCCCGTCGACTCGGCCACCGATCAGACGTTCTGCCCGGCTTGCCGTGAGCCGTGTGATGACCCCGACGTCGAGGCGTTCGAGGTGACTGGCGAGATCATGTGCCGCGAGTGTGCGGCCAGCGTGGGGGAGGACGCATGAACCCCGCCACCGCCGGCACACCGCCCGGCCCATCGCCGTTCGCTCAGGCCGCGCCAACGCTGCTTGAGCTCGGGTACGCGCCCATTCCATTAAGGCCCAGGGATAAAGCCCCGGGCACGCGCACCCAGGGCCACCTGTGGAAGCTGATGACCGACTGGCCGCGGTTCCGCGACCGCCTGCCGTCCGTGTTCGAGATGCGGGCGTGGGCGGCGTGGGACGAGGCCAACGTCGGCATCGTGCTCGGCACCGCCATCGGCCAGCACCGCCTGATCGCCGTCGACATCGACTCCTCCGACCACGACGAGGTCGACCAGATCCGCCGGGCCTGCCCGTCCTCGCCCATGATCAAGGTCGGGGCCAAGGGGATGACGCTGTTCTACCGGGCGCCGCCGGAGATCAAGAGCCGGGGCTACAACCTCGAGAACAAGCGGCGCGTCGTCGACCTGCTCACCGGCAACCAAACCCGCCAGACGGTCATGCCCCCGTCCATCCACCCCTACGGCCCGACCTACCGCTGGATCAGCGGCCCGGTCGCCGCCGAGGAGCTTCCGCTGTTCGACGAGACGTGCCTGGACCGGCTGCACGACACGCTCGAGAGCATGGGCTGGGGCGGGGAGGTGGCGGAGCATGCGCGCGAGACACGCCGGCCGTCGTCCGACGTTCACGACGACGATCCTAACCTGTGGCGGGAGACCAACGATGCGGCTCTGGCGAACCTTGACGCATGGGTTCCGGCTCTTGACCTGTATGGCCTACGTTCTACGCGACGTGGCGGCTACGAGGCGGTAGCAACCTGGCGCCCTAGTGGCTCCGGCCAGCCGCTCGAGAAGCGCAAGCTGAACCTGCAAATGCACCCGGACGGCATCCGCGACTTCGGCGCCGACGTCGCCTACACCGCGCTCGACCTGCTGTGCGCCGCGAACAACTGGACCCTCGACGACGCCTT